AGGACTTTACTTTCTCCTTAAGTGTTTTAAGTGTATCAGTATTACGTGCGACTACTTCTGACAGGTTACAGAACTGAAATGGTCTTAGTATAATCTCAGAACATGGGTTACAACCAAAGACATGATCAGCATTTCTTCTGCCAGTTTTAGATGCTTGCTTCAGTGCTGACTGCCTGTTGAATATACCACGTTCACCTGACTGACTTTCGTACAATGCTGTCCACTCTCGCATGAATGTTCCCATATCAGGCTTATTACCATAGGCTACGCTGTTGTTAGCTAGTGCTCTCTGTCCTTCATTGTTCCACCAATCTCCTGACTTAGCATGACGCATCTGGTCATCATCAATGTCTGACAGGCTGATCAATGCACTACGTCTTACACCACCTACAACTACTACCTCACCTATCTTACACATAATGTCATGGCATTCTAGTGGTGTTAGTCTACGTCCTACTGCACCTTTAAACTTCTCAATGCAGAAGTTAAACAGATCCTCTAGTGGTGCAGGACCAGATGCCCTACCGCCAAATGTCTTTAACCTAGCACCAGCAGGACGTACCTCACTGACATCCCATGTAGGTATCTGACCAGAGTATAGCATAGCTAGTAATTCTTTGAGAGACTTTGCCCAACCAACACGTGAGTCTCTTACTTTAATTACTGTATCTGAGTGGTGGAGTTCTTCATTAACAAAGGGTAGTTTCTCTGTGTACTTTTTCTCAACAGAGAAGCCAACACCTGTACCACACATAAGTATGTACATGCATTCATCAAATACTCTTGGCGTATCTACTGTCATATATGAACAGTTGTAGCTAGGCACGTGGCATATATCCAATGGTGCACCTGCTGTCATCAACGCTCTCATACTTGGCATAACATTTAAGTCCTGTACTGCACTAGATAGTTTCTTGTGTATATCATCAGGCATCATATAGCCATAATTCTCTCGTACATAGTCCTCAAGATAGTTAAAGTATCTCTCCACTGTCTCAAGCCAACCTTCACGCCTCTGATCACCTTCTCTCCATCTGGCATAACGTGATAGTGCAATAAAATTTTGGTAGTCAGAACTTAAATAGTTATTTGTGTGCATGTCTATCTCTCCATAGTAATTTTTAATGATGATACCTCTAAACCTCCTACATCATGGATGTAGTCACGTAAGCCATCATCTATTTCAGATGCAACATCTCCATCAGAGGGCATAGGATACTCCTCCTTGTCAATGTCTAAGGTTATAAATACTTTTACTTTCATGTAAATGATTCCGCTAAATCACTCACTTCATTCTTCTCAGTCTCTTCTATTAGCTTATCTAAGTACCACTTAGCTTTATTGAGATCTTCTACAGCTTTACCTTTGTAATCAAACCTCCATAAGTATTTCATTATGTTACCTTGTAGGTAGTACTTAAAGTTATTACCTGTAGCAGCACTGATAGCGTCAATGCACTCTACCCCATTTTGATTATAGTGTGGTGGATGATTTACCATATCAAAAGATGAGAATGAAAATGGCCCACTGGTATCTTTAATTGTAATAGTCTCATTGCCCATTGTAAGTGTATCCATTATGCTGATCCTTTCGTCTTAGTATTAAATGTTAGGTGTATTACATTACCATCTACACTAGTTACTTCTGCCTGAACAGGCTCAGTTATATGTGTCTTTGGTAACGTATCATTCTCGTAGTCTATTACATAATTACTTATGTCACTTCTTAGTGCTTCATCGTACTCCATCATAGGTACAGAAGCACAAATCATTTTAGTCAAATGCATCAGCTTTGTAAAGTCTTCTCCTGTAAGTTTGTGTTTGTCATCCCACATTATACATATATCTACATCACCATTCCATTTGCCATCTACCATATGAGGACGCAATCGTATTGCAAAATCATTAGGATCAAACTCAGGTATCAATTCTTCTGTCATACAATTCTCCTCTTAGTTCCTGTAAAGGCTATAAACTTCTTGTGTTTGTTCTTGCCTTTTTCTTTTACCCATTCTTCAGGTATGACTCTGTTACTATACAGTAAGCCATACTTATAACACCACTCTCCATACGTACTCTTCGCTCCTTTACGTAGCTTTCTTCTACTGTTTTCAAAGACAAATCTTATATCCAACTTAGGATGTTGTCTCTTAATTGCTAGGTGCTTACGCCTATCCGCAGCAGTAAACATCCCCTTAGACTCTATGATTATACCATTATTCAGTACAAAATCAGGAGTATAGGTACGGTAGGCTAGATCTTCCCACTCTATCTTAAGGCTTTCATATGAAAACTTTACTTTTAAAACCTTAAGCTCATCTGCAAGTTTCTTTTCTAAGCCTGACCTGTACCCATACTTCCTTGCATGAGAGAACTTTGTGTAGTTCATCACGTGTTAGTAAGCTCTACCATGCCAGAATGAAAATGCACCAGAGCCTGTGTTATTTATATTATAACCTAATGTCTTTAGCTCCTCACGTATCGTAGAGTCTATGTCTTTCCTAGCCTCTAATGCAGCACGTAAGGAAGCAGTACGCTTCTCTTTGTACTCACGTTTCATTTCAGATAGCTGTGATTCAGCTTCTCTGATTGCATTTTCTAATTCTGTTAACTCTGTGTCCATTCTTCTAACCCCTTTCTGTTTTCATCTTTACCATATGCATCGTAGTGATGCTTACCATTACGAAACTGTCCATTCTCTACAGCTTCTTTAACGTCTGGATTTGCCTCAAGATAACTTGCTTCAGGAAAATCAGTCATGCTCTACTCTCCTTCTCTATATGCACGTAAGAAACTATCTTAGGTTCCTTTGCACGTGACTTCAATGCTGGCAGTTCTTTCAACTCAGGCCAACAGGTTTTGCGGAAAGAACACCAGCTACACTCAGTATCTAATATTTTATTTCCTGTTGGTTTACCATTAAAGACTTCATCTACTGCATCAAAACATCTCTTGAACTCATTCTTATTAACAGTCTTGACTGTCTTGTTAATATGGTACATTTCTTCCATCATGTCAATGCCTTTAGCTGGTACATATTTAAAGCTACCATTTGCTTTATTAACTACCCACCAACCACCGGGTTTAAGACCTGACGCTGTAGCATATCCTGCAAGCTGACCTACATAACCAAACGAGTCATGTGCTTTTAACGTAGCAAAGTCTTTGAACTTATTTCTGTAGGACCAATCAGATGCAGATTTAATATCATCTACAGCACCATCAATCTCTATATCATAAGTACCTTTGATCTTAGTGTCTTGTTCAGGTAAGTCTAGCTCTACTGTATCAGCATCACCATACTCTACCTTTGCTTCTGTTAATAATCCTTTGAATACTGCCTCTACTATATCTCCTAACATCATGTTCATTACAAAGTTACTGGGTAGGGGCTGTGCTTTCTCAGGTTGGTTCTTTTGAAACCAGAGTTGGCAAGAGGGTCTGCCTATATTAGACATCCTCAAGCCGAACTCACCACGCTTATTGCCCCCACCAAACTGACGAGCTAGTGCGTCCATGACATCCTTACCAATACGTTCTATTGTATCTTCAGATAACACAGCTTTACCATTGGCTGCATCTGTCATGTACTGCGCTAGTGCCAGTTCAGCAGGATGATTCATTACACTACTGCTTCATCTTCAAGGTCAACAAACTCATTCACTAAGTCTGTATCTTCAGCAGACATCTTACGCTTGGATTTATCATTCCATGCAGTAGCAATGTACTCATTGTAACTATCTACCCACTCCATGAAATCAGCAAACGTAGACTGATCATCTGATGTCAGGGCAATCGTGTTGTCCATATCAACAGATACTTCAGGAATATAGAAGCTACTACCATTAGGCAATGGCTTTTCTTCTGTGCCAATAGTAAGCACATGTGAGATAGGTAGTAATCTCTGCTTATTAAAGGAGTTGTATGTGTCACCTAGTATCTTAAAGGCATCACGATTATCTATCTCCCATATGAAAGGTGTAGTGCCTACCTTAGTTTCTGCACCTGACTCATCTATAGGATCAACTAGATCAGCTAAACCAAACACAACACGTGTGCGCTTGATCTGTCTGATAAGATCCTGTTGTGCAGTTGGCAGTGCCTTGAAGTCTTTGATCCAACCACTAGGCTTACCACAGTTGAACCCACCATCGTTGTCTTTGAGATCGACATACAAGGACTCACCCATGACAGTCTTGACAAAACGATTAGGCACATTGCCTGAACCTTTAATGAAACGCTTGTACATAAAGCGTTGTAAGAATGTACGTATCTTAATCTGTGGTGCGTACACAGTGCTACTGTCTGGTACTTCTAACTTGAAGTGTCCACCTGACACCACTTCCATATTTACCTTCTTACCTTTCAGTTCAGTTTCACCCATAATAGCTGAATGAGCAATACGTAGTCTAGCTAGATTGCTAGTCTGCTTACTCTTGCTACCAGCATCTGCTGTGATGCCCATTGCTTTAGCCATTTCGTCATAGTTGTTTGTATCTACAGTTGTTATTGACATGTGTTTTTCTCCTCACATAGTTTTTCAAAAGAGCATAGTTATACTACGCAACGTCCTTAATGTCAAGCCAATTATTTCCTATTTTAGATTCTAATAATAAAGGTACATTAATATCAACACCTAGATGTTGTTTAATACATGTATCTAAATTAGTATTACAATCTTCGATAGCTATTAAGACTTGTTCTTCTTCTTCTGGATGTACGTCAATGACAATACTATCATGTACTGTATTGACAACACAGGACTTTTTACCTTTCAATAAAGTCTCTATCCATATTAATGCTACAGGCACAATGTCTGCTGTAGCAAATGATTTTC